TCAAGGCAACTACCCACTGCACATCATATTGTATCCCGAGACTAAGTCCTTTCTGGATGCTTTTTGGCTAATTAGTGTTCCGTCGCGTGAGCTACTAACATGCAACCTAGAACCTGATTGGGTCGTCGCACCAACGTACGAACCCAATCACGGTTTTGAAAGAAAGATATACTCTCCACGTCCAGTAGTGCATGGTCCACAGACAATGCAACCTGATAGCACCATTGAGCTGGAGTTTGAATACAGAAATTGGAGAGGTCAGTTTACTGCATGTGATTTTGACACGCGCATTAAATACAACGCTGGTTACCTTCCGAAGAATATTGTGCAGGTAAAGGATGGTCGAGCAAAAGTTAAGGTTACTGCTCTCAGCCTAGAACCAGGTGATGAGATAACATGTAAGTTTAGTATTGGCAAGGTTTATACCAACTCTGTACAGCATACTATAAAGGTGATTTGAAAGGTACAAAATGAAGTTCATCATTGCGGCTACAAAGCCAGTCTTTACTAAGCATGAGGTTACTGACGTCGAGCATGTTCAATACTTCTACGATAACATGACATCAGAGTTGTGGGACTCTGAGGGGAATCCTCTCGATGTTACGCCCACTACGCTACAGGGAAATTTCAAAGAGTTCCCTACGACTTCAGTATCAACACCAAACAAAAAGAGCGTGTTGATCAAGACGTTGAAAATTCAGCTTGGTCTGAGCTGTAACTACTCATGTGAGTATTGCAGCCAGAGGTTTGTGCCAAATATTGAGCATAGCAACACTAAACTGCTTGATAAGTTTATAAACTCTCTTGACAACTGGCTTCTCTACCCACCCGACACAATTGAGTTCTGGGGTGGTGAGCCTTTCGTGTATTGGAAAAATTTCAAGCCGCTTGCTGAAGCAATGCGTGAACGTTTCCCGTTTGCAAGGTTTCTTGTTATAACAAACGGGTCACTGCTTACGGATGAGATTATCAACTGGCTGGACAAGCTGGATTTCAACGTAGGTGTGTCTCACGATGGCCCTGGGCAAAATGTGAGGGGTCCAAACCCGTTTGATGATCCAGAAAAGCGCGATCTCATCCTCAAGTTGTTTGAGCGTCTCCTACCAAAGAAAAAGATTAGCATCAACTCAATGATCCATAGAGAAAATCTAGATCGTGCAGCCATTCAAGCCTACTTTGAAAAAGTATTTGGTGCTGACAAAGAATTCACTATAGGTGAGGGCAGTTTTGTTGATGTCTACGATGAGGGTGGGATGAAGAATACACTGCAATCACCCGCTGAACACCTTGCGTTTAGAAGGATGTCGCTAGAGTCATTGGGTGATGATACGAGTTCTAGATTCATAATTGCGCACAAGAGAGTGCAAAGCTGGATTGACAGTTGGGGTAACAAGCGTCCTGCACATTCACTCAATCAAAAGTGTGGTATGGATGACCCCCACGTTGTTGCGGTTGATTTAATGGGCAATGTGCTAACGTGCCAGAATGTGACTGTGAGTGCACGTGCTCCAAATGGAAAGTCGCATAGAATTGGACACGTTGATGCATTTGACAAGATCAAGCTTGATACATCAACGCATTGGAAGTTCCGCGATGAATGCAGCAAGTGCCCCATGCTCCAAGTCTGCCGCGGTAGTTGTATGTTCTTGGAAGGTGAGTACTTTAACAAGTCCTGCGATACAGCCTACAGCGATCATCTACCCTTCTTTGCAAAAGCTTTTGAGAACGTCACTGGTGCACTTCCTTATGCAATCGAGGCTATTGAAGATGGTTACAGATTACCAAAGGAAAGAAGCAACCTCTGGGGTACAATGAGTGATGAGGTACACGTACCTGCTACAAGGCAGGAGCCATTTCAAGGATGATATTGCATCAGCTTTGGCCAACAAAAATCCTCACAGATCAACTTCAACAGTTGACAGACGGGGAAAATGAGCAGCTAGCACTTCTTGCTGAGCAATACAGCGAAGAAAAGATGGTTCATTATGATGCTGGGTTCAAACATGCTATCCCCAACAATCTCCTGTTACTATACAAGTCACCCGCACTTCTGAAGTATTATAGGCTGCTAGAACAATACTTCTGGAAGTACTGCAAAGATGTGATAGGCATTGAACCAACAGACATTACCGTGCCCAGGATGCATATGTTTGGCAATGTTGAACGCAGAGGTCAGTGGAGTGTTCCACACGCACACATGGGCAATCAGCTTGTGATCACTTACTATCCAAAAATAGTTGTATCGCCAGACGAACCTCATCCACACGCTGGTCAGATGGTTTTTCATAATCCAAGAAACCCACCAAGTGGGTTTTGGGGCAGGAAGGAAAAATTATACACACCCATGGGCGTCAAGACGGGCACAATTGTATGTTTTCCCGGTCACAGTGAGCATAGCACATTTCCTTTCTTCTGTGAAGATTCGGCTAAGTATGCACTTGTATGCAACATACGCTTTAGTGGCATTCTTGAAGGCGAGGATGGGTTTGCTCAGTATCGCTCTTTTCAAGATTTGAAGAAGGCTCAGCAAGAATAATAAATAGTAGAAACAAACAAAGTAGGGCGCCATGGCAGTTCCAACAACAAGAGACCAGTTCAAAGAGTATTGCCTTCGCAAGCTAGGCAAGCCTGTAATCGAGATCAACGTTGATGATGATCAGGTTGATGACCGCATTGACGAGGCACTAAAGTATTTCTGGGACTACCACTTTGATGGTTCAGAGAAGATCTACTACAAGTATCAGGTAACAGCGCAGACAAAGATTGATCGCTATGTGCCAATGCCAGAGAATGTCATAGGCGTTGTCAATCTGTTCCCCATTGCACAGGGGTTAAGCACAAACAACCTGTTCAACATTCGCTACCAGATTGCACTGAACGATCTCTACACTTTGACTAGCGTGTCCATGGTTCCCTACTACATGGCACTGACACACGTTCAGTTCCTAGAGCAGATGCTAGTTGGTCAGCAGCCTTTCCGCTACAATCGCCACATGAATCGTCTTTACATCGACATGGATTGGTCAATTATCAATGATGGCGACTACATCATTGCTGAGGCATATCAGATTGTTGATCCAGATGTGTTCACTGATGCCTGGAATGATCGTTGGCTGCAGCGCTATGCTTCTTGTCTAATCAAGCAGCAGTGGGGTGCAAACCTAACCAAGTTTACAGGCATGCAGCTTCCTGGTGGCATTCAGTTTAATGGCGAGAAGATCTACAATGATGCTACTCAGGAAAGAGATGAGCTTGAGAAAGAAATGATCTACACCTACTCATTGCCTGCAACGGATATGATCGGCTGATACAGTGGCAACTAATTTCTACTTCAACAACTTTTCAGCAAGTAACGAGCAGGGTCTCTATGAAGACCTAATCATAGAATCGATTAAGATCTATGGTGAGGACATGTACTACATGCCTCGCACGCTGACAAACTATGACAAGATGTTGGGTACGGATGACCAGTCACAGTACAACAGAGCCATCCTTGTTGAGCTATACATCAAGTCAATCGATGGCTTTACAGGTGATGGCAGCTTCATGTCTAAGTTTGGCTTGCAGATCCGTGATCAGGTTGTGTTCTCTATTGCACAGCGCACGTTCAACCAAGAAGTTGCAATTCAAACAGACCAGCTAAGACCAAATGAAGGTGATCTGATCTACTTCCCGCTAAACAGGAAGTGCTTCCAGATTAGGTACGTGAACAAGCAGGAAATGTTCTATCAGTTTGGTGCACTCCAGACTTGGGAGCTAACCTGTGAGCTGTTTGAGTACTCCAACGAGCAGTTTAACACAGGCATTGCTGAGATTGATATCATTCAGCAGAAGTTCTCAACAAACGTTCTTGATTATTCACTCATGGATGAGAACGGCGACTTCCTCACTGACGAGGACGGATCCTACATCATCAATGAGACGTATAACATAGAAACGATCAATCCTGCTGAGGACAACGACGCAATTCAATCAGGCACTGACAACTTCCCAATGGGCTCTGACGACTTCATTGACTTCTCAGAGACTGATCCCTTCTCGGAAGGCAACATCTAATGTTCTCAACAACACCCTTCTACTTCTCATCCATTCGCAAATACATTATACTCTTTGGGACGCTATTCAACAACATCTATATCAGTAGAACCAACAGTGCTGGCAAAACAACTGTCGTCGAGCGAGTGCCAATCACATACGGTCCAAAGGAAAAGATGCTGACACGCGTCACTCAGGATCCAAACATTGACAGACAGACAGCCACATATCCTCTGCCAATGATGGCATTCGAGATGACTGGTTTTGATTACGACGGCTCCAGAAAGCTGCAGACTGTTAATCGTGTTGCAGTTGTCGATCCAGACAGAGATGCAAACAACAAGTACCAGTATGTGCCTGTACCCTATAACATTGGATTCAGACTTTCAATCCTCGTTAAAAACGCAGAGGATGGCAACAAGATTGTAGAGCAGATCCTGCCATACTTCACACCAGACTGGACAACCAGTGTTCATCTTATTCCTGAAATGAACGTGACGATGGACATTCCAGTAATCTTGAACAGGGTTGACATTGAGGATGTCTATGAGGGTAGCTTCAAGGAGCGCAGGTCGCTGATCTGGACTCTAGACTTCACGATGAAGGGTTACATATACGGACCGGTCAAGACGAAGAAGGTCATCAAGTTCTCCAATACAGAATTCTTCATTGTCAAAGGTGAAAACATTACAGCAGACAACACAATTCCTGTTGCTGCATTCATTCAGATCCAGCCTGGCTTGACAGCAAACGGCCAACCAACATCTAACGCAGCACTATCGATACCAGTTGCTGACATTGTTGCGACAGATGACTTTGGTTATGTAACGACAATCACGGAACGAGACTATGGACAACAATGAAGATGATGAGGACCCAATCAACAGAGCGTTGAATCTTGGTCCACTAGTGCCTGCAGAGCGCAGCAATACAATCTCAACAATCATAGCAGCTGCCAAGAATGATTCTGCCAAGGAAGACTTCACATTTGCCCGCGCAAACATTCGCGAGGTAGTTGAGAATGGTAACGATGCAATTGCCAAGCTAGCTATCATTGCAGATCAGTCACAGAATCCAAGAGCATTTGAAGTCTTGGCTAAGTTGATGGACTCGATGGTCTCTGCTAACAAGCAGCTACTCGAGTTGCAAAAAGAAATCAGAACAATTGACAAAGCAGATGTTCCTCAGGACGAAGATGCAAAGCAACATATAACTAACAACAACTTGTTCGTTGGCTCTACATCAGAGCTCCAAAAGATGATTGAAAACATGAAGAATTCTAATGAATGAAATTGCAAACTTTAAAAGCTACCTTGGTAACCCTAACCTAAAGCGAAGCGGAGTTGCAGTTAACTGGACTCCGGAGTTAGTTCAAGAGTACATCAAGTGTAAGAACGATGTCGTGTACTTTGTTACCACGTACATGAAGATCATCAACATTGATAAAGGACTTATTCCCTTTGTTCCTTACAAGTATCAAGAAGAAATGCTTAGAGCTATGGCGGGGGAAAGATACACCATCATTGCCACCGCAAGACAGGCAGGAAAGTCCACCACTACCTGTGGCTTTATTCTATGGTACATTATCTTCCATGCTGACAAGACAGTCGCCCTGCTTGCCAACAAAGGTGAAACAGCGAGAGAGATTCTAGGTCGCATCCAGCTTGCCTATCAGCACCTACCAAAGTGGCTGCAGCAAGGTGTCAAGGAGTGGAACAAGGGTTCTTTTGAACTTGAGAACAACAGCCGAGTAATCGCTGCAGCAACATCATCCAACAACATCCGTGGCTTCTCTATCAATCTGCTGTTCATTGATGAGGCTGCATTCATCGAGAACTGGGATGACTTCTTTACATCAGTGTATCCTACAATTTCATCGGGTACTGAGTCTAAGATTGTTCTAGTTTCAACTCCCAATGGATTGAATCACTTCTACAAGATCTGGCAAAACGCAGCAGAGAAGAGAAACAACTATAAGCCAATCAAGGTTATGTGGCACGATGTTCCGGGTCGAGATGACAACTGGAAGCGAGACACACTATCTGCTATGAACTTTGATACAGAGAAGTTTGATCAGGAGTACTGTGTAGAGTTTCTTGGTAGCTCTGGCACGCTGATTGCTGGCTGGAAGCTAAAGCAACTTGTTCATCAAACACCACTGATGACTAAAGATGGTCTATCAATGTACAAGCAACCAATACGTGATAACTCATATGTTTGTATTGTTGACGTGTCCAGAGGCAAGGGTCTTGACTACTCTGCTTTCAGTGTGTTGGATGTTACCAAGATGCCGTACGAGCAAGTCTGCGCATTTAGAAACAACTTGATATCACCAATTGACTATGCTGACGTTGTACATAGAGTGTGCAAGTCCTTCAACAATGCAGCCATTCTTGTTGAAACAAATGACATTGGTGAGCAGGTAGCCTCCTCTCTGCACCTTGACTTTGAGTATGAAAATGTACTATTCACAGAGTCAGCTGGCAGAAGTGGCAAGCGCATCACTTCTGGGTTTGGTAGCAATATCGATAAGGGAATCAGAACTACAAAGACAGTCAAGTCTGTTGGCTGTTCAATTCTGAAGTTGATGGTTGAGCAGAACCAGCTAATCGTCAATGACTTTGAGACTATCAGCGAGCTGTCAACATTCTCTCGTAAGGGTGTCTCTTACGAGGCAGAGTCTGGCAAGCATGATGATA